TACAATTGTGCAGCACATTCGCCAGCTGTGTGAATCAAAATCTGTGAAGCTCACAAATGTATTGGTGGATGAAGATGGTGTTGGTGGTGGTGTAGTGGATGCATTGCAGTGCAGAGGATTCCAAAATGGATCACGTGCCAAACATCCGGATACATACAGCAATTTAAAAGCCGAATGCTATTTCAAGTTAGCAGAATTCATGGAATACAACAAGTTATTCATGCGCACAGCTAACCAACGTGATGTAATCGTAAAAGAATTAGACATGATCAGGCGCAGGAATCCGGATGCTGATGGTAAGCTGTCAGTGAGCAGCAAAGATGAAATACAGCGAATGCATGGCGTTTCACCTGATTACGCTGATGCGATAATGATGCGCATGTACTTTGAATTGTTCCCCAATTACGGCAATTATTCGTGGGTGTAATCTTTACCGGTAAAGATAAAAGTAAAGATTTTACAAGCTAACTTATTCATTTTCAATTACTATCTACCCAATGTGAAAATAATTTCACTTTTTTCTTGCTTTGTTATTACATATGTATATACATTTGCCAAGTCAAACAAACAATAACACAAAAAACAAATCAAATGAAAACTTTCACAATCCAAGGCTTCAACAGCAAAAACAACCCAATTGCACCTATTATCACTTTTGTAGCGCCTGAGTTAACCGACGCGATGTTCATGCAAGCAACGAGCGACATTCAGTTGTTTCACCCGAACTGTTTAACATTCCAAGTAACTACCAAATAATTGTATCCATGAAACAATCAACACCAGACACAACAGACATCATTATCCTAATCATTTTTATCATTATCCTATGTTCAAACTAATCCCCTGTAAAGAATGCAATGGCGAAGGCATCGTTTATGAAATGATTGCCTGTGGGCGCAGCATGTCCGATTGCTGTGGTGGCTGCACACGCGATGTCAAATGTGAGCATTGCGATGGCACCGGGCAAATTGATGATCCGTATTACGATGGCGAAGATGAATGATGTATATTTGTAATCACAAAACCAAAAATAGATATGAGTAATTTAACTACCACAGCGCAATTGCGCACCATGTTTTCACGCGAAGATGTAATGCAACGCCTGCAATCTGTATTAGGCAAACGCGCATCAACGTTCACCACATCCGTACTTCAAATTGTGCAAAGCAATGACCTGCTCTGTAAAGCTGATCCATCATCAGTATTGAATGCTGCAATGGTGGCTGCTACATTAGACCTGCCGTTGAATAACCAATTAGGATTTGCCTACATCGTGCCATTTAACACCCGGCAAAAGAATGGCGATTACAAGACATTGGCTCAATTTCAATTAGGTTACAAGGGTTTCATTCAGCTTGCACAGCGATCAGGGCAATTTAAGACCATTGACAGCAAACCTGTTTATGAAGGTCAGTTAGTATTAGACAATTCATTTGGTGGAATCAGCTTCAATTGGTCAGGCAAGACATCCGATTTTGTAGTTGGATACGCTGCATACTTTCAGTTAATCAATGGATTTGAGAAGGTGTTGTACATGACCACAGCAGAACTGCAAATGCATGGCAACAAATACAGCCAAACGTATAAACGTGGTGGTGGTTTATGGTCCACAGATTTCGATGCTATGGCAAAAAAGACAGTCATCAAATTGCTGTTATCTAAATACGCACCATTGTCAGTAGACATGCAACGCGCAGTTATCACAGATCAGGCAGTGGTGGATGATGCTGGCGATGTGAAATACATTGACAACAGCGCAGATAAAATTGATGTGGATGTGGTGTACGTATCTGATTTAATCGCCAATGCTGCTACCATTGATGAACTCGAAACAATAGAGCAATCATGCAGTGATGAAATAAAGCAACAGCTGCGCAGTGAATTCAACGCAAAGAAAAGTGTATTGACAGGTACATTTATTTCCTAAATTTGCAATACAAAAATCAATACACACATGGATCAATTATTATTTCGCGCATCATCATTAGGTAAGTTGATGACCAAATCACGCAGCAAAACCGAACCAATTAGTGCAACAGCAAAAAATGAACTGCTGAAATTGTATTTACAACACGAATACAAACGCACTGATGACATCACCAGCAAGTACATTGACAAAGGCATTGCAGTGGAATCAGAAGCAATTGACATTTGGCGCAGGCACACCGGGCACATCGTGTTTAAAAACGAAACACGCTTTCGCAATGCATACATCAGTGGTGTTCCTGATTTGCTTGTAAAGAAAAATGATGCAGTATTGTTTGTGCCTGATATCAAATCATCATGGTCATTGCACACGTTTTACAATAGCAAGATTGATGACATTGATACCAATTATTTTTGGCAAGGGCAAGCATACTGTTGGTTAGTTGGTGCACCTTACGCTGTGTTTGTCTTTGTCCTATGCAATGCGACATCAACATTGCTTGATGATGAGAAGCATAAAGCTGCATGGCGAATGGGCAGCATAGATACTGAATCGCCTGAATACATTGAACGCTGCAAACAGATAGAACGCAACATGATTTTTGACATGGCAAAATTCAAACGTGATTACCCATACACACACATCCATCACGCACCGGATGAATGGTGTTATGACATACCTGTTGAAAAACGCATACACGAAAAGGTGGTGCAGTTTGATCAGTCCTCAATTGATGAATTGATGGAACGCGTGCCGATGTGGCGTGAATACGTAAATAAATTAAATACTATATAACAAATGGAAACATTGCAGACAACAAACAAAAAAAGCCAGTTAATCGTGCGCATGACCACTGATGAATTGAATTCAATCAAAGGTGCAGCACAAAGCAAAGGCATGACAGTAAGTAAGTACGTACGTGAAATTGTACTAACATCAGCAGCAAATGCGCAAACTGTTTAATGCAATTACAAATTGGTGGATGCAGGTGTGCAAAGGTGTGCATGCCTGCAATCGCCATCAACATTTTGGCAAGTTCTAACGAATTTTGCCGTTCACAATACGTTTATTGAACACCTCAAAATCACCATTCTTATCGGTGATGATATGCGCAAATCCATGATGGTGTTTGTTCAATGGCATGTAATCAGGATGAAGCTCACACAGGCAAGCCACTGACCAACATGTAACCACTTTGCCATTGATGTTAGGTTCACTGTGTTCTGATGCCTGATGATGGTGACCACAGATTGCACTGTCCTTTGCACGCAGAAATAAACCGCGTGCGATGTTTACAGGACTAAACACGCTGGTCATCATTTCATGTCCATGTAACGCAGTCAATTTACCGATATGCGTAATCTGTAATGATGGTATGTATTGGATATTGTACTTTGCCAAATGCAGCAATGATTCCAAATTGAATTCATCCATCCCCAATAGATCAGGTGCGTTACGCATTATGTACTGCTCATACCGGGCATCGTGATTACCACACTTATAATAGATGGCAGCATTCGGAAATACGTTGCGTAATGCTTTTAGGAAATCACGTGTGAGCATTACCTCATGTGCGAAATCACGTTTGCGTGGATCCTTTTCAAATCTACTTATTGCATAGAAATCAATGATGTCACCATTCAAATAAATGGTATTCACGTTATTCGCCACACCATACTTCAACGCCAGCGTGAGTGCAGGTATGTTGTGATATGGTATGTGTATATCATTCAGGAATAAAATGTTGTTGTGGCTAACAGGTAATTTGAATGCTTTGTAATCCTTTTCAAGTGATGCAGGAATACCAAATGGATTCAGCTCCGGATTGATATCATTAGCCATGAACGCGAAATCAGTTACTACATCATCATGTGATTGTACTGCATCTTGTATTCCATTTTTGATTTTCTGCGCAGGACCATAGGTATCATGCTTCCATTTTTTATACAACCGATAAAACGCATCCAACGTGATGCTGTAATTGTGTTCATTCAATATAGCTGCGCACAATTGCCTGCGTGGTGTGCGTGATGCATCCGCATAGATAGCATAAAAGTGGTGGATGTATTTACTTCTGCTCATGGGTTCACCATTAGCAATTTGTCTAATCCTGTCCACCTGCAATCAATATGCAACCATGATGGTGTTGCTGCGATGTTCTCGTATGTGGTGAGCAATTGCGCATCTATAAATTGCTGCTCTAATTTTTTGACTACAGCTAACATAGCTGCTGGTCCTGATTTGCAATGCAGGTCTAATGCTCTGCCATATTTATGCTGTGACCATTTCGCACCTGTTGTCGTGGTGCAGTATCTGAATCCACATTCGTCCAATGATCCACCGCCAAACCAATTGTTGATGAAGATTGCTTCACCTAATTCAGCTCGTATCATGTCTGCTGCTTTGAT